CTAGCCATCTTCGAAAATCTGGAAACGGACATCGGAAATGTCCAGATCAGCGATTGCGGTTCGTCGTTCAGACGTAGTGCTAAGTGGCGCGGCGCGCATGGCCTTCAAAGTATTTTGTCTGCGATGAAGGGCCAGTAACGCGTCCAACGCGTCATCATCGGCGAAGGATTGGTGCGCTTTGCAAATCCAAAAACGTTGCTTGCCTCTTAGCATGTAGTCGATGCGGCATTTCATTGTCCCAGCCCTTCGCATCAAGCCGGGTCTGATTTGCGCCAGTTGACGAGCGAGATCCCGTATCTTTCCGCTTGGTCCTTGCCAACTGGGCGAATGCCCCGACCACCAAATTTGGGAATCACGGCCACCCCTGCATCGCAAGCCGCCCAATTCCAGGCTGCGGCATCGTTCATGCTCTCGAGGCGTAAAACGAAGCTACGAGGTTTCCCGTGGAGATGATATTCCACGGTGAAAAGCGTTGCTCCTGGCATCCATTGCTCCTTTGAATCTCCGGCTGTTTCATATTCTTTTAACGCTAACACTTAGCGACTACAAGCCGCTGCGCTCAAAATCGGACGTGGTTATGAGTTTGGGTCAATTGGTGTGGCGAAGTGCTACGACACATAACGCCTGTTGATACTGGCTATCTATACATTTCAACGCCCTGGCAATTGCCGGGGCTTTTTTGTTTTTGCGCACCGGATGGCCCGGACAGCAATCGAAACGAGAGCTTTATGGATAAAGACCCTGGAATGTGGGCCGCTGTGCTGTCCTGGGCAGTGACCCATCAAACTCAACTGTACGCGGCCGGAATGTCCATGCTGATGGCAATTTTTCGCGTTGTGCGCGGTGGTGGAACCCGCCGGCAGATGCTGCTGGAAGGCGCCATGTGCGGCCTGATCACCCTGGCCCTGGTGCCGTTGCTCCAGTGGCTGGGCCTACCCCAGTCCATGGCGACGTTTGCCGGCGGCGCCGTTGGCTTTATGGGCGTGGACAAGATTCGCGCATATTCCGACACCATATTGAGCCGCAAGGCGCAGGGCTGACCATCACCTGGAGAACACCATGGACAATCAGCACAAGAAAATCACCGGTTATCGCGATTTGAGCCAGGCCGAAATCGACGCCATGAACGCAATTAAGGCCCTGGAAGCCCAGGCCGGCGAGTTGTTCAAGCGGGTGAGCCTGATCGACGGTGTGGATCCGCGTGCCCTGGCCCTGGCCAAGACCGAATTGCAACAGGGGTTTATGTGGTTCGTTCGTTCGGTGGCCAAGCCTGCGGACCCCTTCGCCTGATGGCTGCCGAGACTGAGCAGCAGCGGGCCGCCCGCCATTCCCGAGGTGACTACACCCCCGAGGAATGGCGGGATATTTTCGCGCACCTGGAGCAAATGACCGAACAGGAATGGCTGGCCCTGGTGTGTGATGAGCTGGGACTGAATGAGTCCGGGCAGGCGGCCCAAGCGGTGCAGTATGGTGGCCTGTAGCGGATGCGCCGCCCGGCGCGCACGGATGCTCAAGTGGGCAAGGATCGCAAAGCAGCGGCTGGATACCCTGGTGGGCAACCGTGGCAAGACTAAAGACCCTAGCGGATCGGGTGAGCGTGAAGCCCGATCAGTTCAAGACACTCAACCCTGATTCCTGGCGCGCTTCCAAGCAGACGGCGGCCCAGCGTGGCTATGGCTACAAGTGGCAGCAGGCCAGGCTTGCGTTCCTGGGCAAGCATCCGTTGTGTGTGTATTGCGAGCGGCAAGGCCTGGTGACCGCGGCTAACGTGGTTGACCACATCGTGCCGCACCGTGGAGACATGACTCTGTTCTGGAATCGTGAGAACTGGCAATCGTTATGCGGCCCATGCCATGACCAAGTGAAGAAGGCCGAAGAGTCGGCCGGCCTGGTTGGATGATCGGCATTCTCATTTGAATCTGATATGAGAATCAATCGCATCAAGATGCACCAGAAGAGTGCAATATAGGCCCTGCCTATTAGGGGGGGAAGGTCATAAACCAGGCCTTTCGCCCTTCTAGACCGAGTGAGCCCGCACGCACAGATTTTTTTTCGTCCTGAGATTTTTTGTTAATGGCTTTAACACCTAGAAAACGCGCTTTTGTCGATGCGCGCAGGAAAGGTGCGTCCAATCGCGATGCGGCAATTGCTGCCGGCTATTCAGAGAAAACGGCGTCTGCAGCCGGATCGAGGTTGGCGAAAGACAAGGGCGTAATGGGCGAGCTGCACAAGCTTGGCGCCTTGGGGCTCATGCCACCGGACGTTAACAAGTTGTTAAAGCCCGATGTTAAAGCTCCGGCCGACCAGGAGCCGGCCAGCGCCAGCGGTCAGCCCGCCGACCAGGAGCAAAGCGCACCCCCTGGGCCGGCCGGTTTCGACCTGGCAAAGGTGCTGATGCACAGCGACCCCAAGCAATTTTTGCTGGCCGTGATGAACGACCAGGGCCAGGAGGCGAAGTTGCGCGTCGATGCCGCCAAGGCGCTGATGCCGTTTATCCACCAGCGGAAAGGCGAGGGCGGGAAGAAGGAGCAGGCCAAGGACAAGGCGGCCGAGGTCGCGAAAGGCAAGTTCGGTACCAGGGGGCCACCCCTCAAGGCGGTTAAATGAAATCCTGGTCTACGGCTTGCCCCGACTGGGAAAAACGGATTCAAGCGCGGGAGTCGCTGATTCCATTCGCGCCGTTGTTCCCCGATCAGGCCGCCGACGCCCTGGGCGTGTTCGGTGAGCTGCGCATGGTGGACGCCACCGGCAGCCCGCTGATGAAAGAAACCGTCCGACCCTGGGTGACCGACTTTGTGGCGTCGATTTTCGGTGCATACGACCCGGATAGCGGCCGCCGGCTGATCAAGGAATTCATGCTCCTGATCAGCAAGAAAAACGGCAAGTCGACAATCGCCGCCGGCATCATGCTGACGGCGCTGATCATCAACTGGAGGCAGTCGGGCGAATTCATCATCCTGGCGCCCACGAAGGAAGTAGCGGACAACTCCTATCTGCCCATCCGCGACATGATCAACGCCGATGACGAGCTGAAAGCGTTGCTCAAGGTTCAGGACCATCTACGCATGGTCACGCACCGGGAAACCCAAGCCACGTTGAAGGTGGTGGCGGCTGACAGCGAAACCGTGTCGGGCAAAAAGGCAATCGGCGTTTTCATTGACGAACTGTGGGTGTTCGGCAAGCGTCACAACGCCGAAGCGATGTTGCGGGAAGCCACCGGCGGGCTGGCATCGAGGCCCGAAGGTTTCATTATCTGGGCCACAACCCAATCCGACGCGCCGCCGGCCGGCGTGTTCAAGCAGAAATTGCTGTATGCCCGAAAGGTGCGAAGTGGCGAAGTTTCGGACCCGTCATTTTTGCCGGTGCTGTACGAATTCCCGAAACACATGCTCGACGCCGACGCCCATCGAGACGCGGCAAACGCTTACATCACGAACCCTAACCTGGGGCTTTCCGTCGATGAGGAATTCATCGACCGGGGCTATTCACAAGCCCAGCTGGAAGGCGAGGAATCGTTTCGGGGCTTTTTGGCGAAACACCTTAACGTCGAGATTGGTCTGGCGCTCCTTTCGGATCGCTGGGCCGGTACCGACTTTTGGGAAGCTCGGGGGATTCTTCCTGGTCTGTCGCTCGATGACCTGATCGAACGCTGCGAGGTGATCGACATCGGTATCGATGGCGGGGGGCTCGATGACCTGCTGGGGTTTGCTGCTGTCGGCCGGGATCGGCTGACCCGGCAATGGCTGCTGTGGACCAGGGCCTGGGCGCATCCCTCGGTATTGGAGCGTCGCAAGGCCGAGGCGCCGCGTTTCCGCGACTTCGACAAGGACGGACACCTAGTCCTGGTCGAGCGGATCGGTCAAGACTTCGACCAGGTAGCCGAGCTGGTTGCTAAGGTTCACCAGGCGGGCATTCTCGACCAGGTGGGAGTCGACCCGGCGGGCGTCGGTGGCATCCTTGACGCCCTGGTCGAGGCCGACGTTCCCCAGGACAAAGTTATAGGCATTTCCCAGGGCTGGAAGCTGGGTGGTGCAATCAAGACCGCCGAGCGGAAACTGGCCGAGGGAATTCTGGTGCATGGCGCCCAACCCATGATGGCCTGGTGCTGTTCGAATGCTCGGGTCGAGCCTCGGGGTAACTCGATCTTGATCACCAAACAGGCATCGGGGGCGGCCAAAATTGACCCGTTAATGGCCATGTTCAACGCCGTGTCACTCATGGCCCTGAACCCCGTGCCACCCCAGAAGCAATACCAGATGTTGATCCTGTAGCCCTGCTACATCCCCCAACCCGCCCCGGCGGGTTTTTGCGTTTGAGAGAAACCATGAACCGCGCATATAGCCTCCTGGAAATCAAGGCGGTGGACGATGACGCGCGCGTGATTACGGGTATCGCCACCACGCCCAGCGCTGACCGCGAGGGCGACGTGGTGGAACCGAAGGGGGCGCAATTCAAGCTGCCGATTCCCTTCCTGTGGCAGCACGACCATAGCCAGCCCATTGGCCAGGTCACGAAAGCCACGGTCACCGCGCGAGGCATTGAGGTAACCGTAGAAGTCGCCAAGGTGGACGAACCGGGCACCCTAAAAGACCGAATCGACGAAGCCTGGCAGTCAATCAAGGCGAGGCTGGTCCGGGGCCTTTCGATTGGCTTCGCTCCCATCGAACACGCCGCCATCGACGGCACCTGGGGCCGCCGTTTCTCCAAATGGGAATGGCTGGAACTGTCCGCCGTCACCGTCCCGGCCAACGCCGGGGCATCCATCCAAACCATTAAATCCATCGACCGGAAGTCGCGCGGCGCGTCCGCCATTGGCGCGCTCCCGGTCGTGCGCATCACTCCCGCCGGCGTTTCGGCACCCGTAACAAAGTCAATTCAAACCGCCGAAGGCGAGGACGATATGAACCTGCAAGAACAGATCGAGCAATTCGAAAAAACCCGCAAGGCCAAGGCCGCGCGACTGGAAGAAATCATGTCCAAGTCTGCCGAGGAAGGCCGCACCCTGGACGCCGCCGAGTCGGAAGAATACGACACCCTGGAGGGCGAGCTGGCCGCCGTCGATAGCCACCTGAAACGCCTGCGCACCCTGGAGAAATCCGCCGCGTCCACTGCCAAGCCAGTGGAGCCGCGCGTGGTGAACAAGGCCGCCGGCGGCGCCGAGTTCCGCGATAACGCCATCATCCGCGTTGAACGCTCGCTGCCGAAGGGCACCGCATTTACCCGCTATGCCATGGCCCTGGCCCGCTCCAAAGGCAACTTGATGCAGGCGGCCGAAGTGGCGAAGGGCTGGGCGGAATCGACCCCGGAAGTCGAAACCGTGCTGAAAGCCGCTGTCGCCGCTGGCACCACCACCGACCCGGAATGGGCCGCGCCGCTGGTTGAATACCAGAACATGACCAGCGAATTCATCGAGCTGCTGCGCCCGCAAACCATCGTTGGCCGCATCCAGGGCCTGCGCAACGTGCCGTTCAACATCCGTATGCCTGGCCAGACTTCTGGCTCGTCGGTCGGCTGGGTAGGCGAGGGCAAGCGCAAGCCGGTTTCGTCCCTGGCGTTCGACACCAGCAAGCTGGGCTTTACCAAGGTTGCCGGTATTGTCGTGCTGACTGATGAACTGGTGCGATTCAGCAACCCGAGCGCCGAAGCCCTGGTGCGCTCGGACCTGACCGCATCCATGGCGCAGTTCCTGGACGGTCAATTTGTTGACCCGAGCGTGGCCGAAGTCGAAGGCGTGTCGCCAGCGTCGGTTACCAACGGCGCCGCCAGCATCGCCGCCACCGGTGTTGATGCCGACTCGCTGCGGGCTGACGTTCGCGCGCTGTTCCAGGAGTTCATCGCCGCGAACATGACGCCATCGAGCGGCGCGTTCATCATGTCCAACACCACGGCCCTGGCTATCTCGATGATGGTCACCCCGCTGGGCCAGACTGAGTTCCCAGGCCTGACCATGAACGGCGGTACGTTCTTTGGCCTGCCGGTAATCACCTCCGAAACCGCCGGCGACATGATCATTCTGGTGGCCGCGTCCGAAATCCTGCTGGCCGATGATGGCGGCGTGACGCTGGACGCCTCCCGCGAGGCATCGCTGGAAATGTCCGACTCTCCAGACGGCACCGGCACCATGGTTAGCCTGTGGCAGCAAAACATGGTCGGCCTTCGCGCCGAGCGTTTCATCAACTGGAAGCGCCGTCGCGCAAGCGCCGTGGCCTACATCACCGGTGCGAAATACGGCTCTGTCGTTGATGCCGGCGGCACCGGTGGCGGTAGCGAGTAATCGACCCGCTGCAACTCGATAGGGCGCCCAGGTGGCGCCCCTTTTTTTTCTGCCGAGGGTTGAACCATGAAGACTCAAGTTCGCGCGCTGCGCGATCACTACGGCCACAAGGCCGGCGACGTGTTCCTGGTTGGTAGCCAGTACGTCCGCGCCCTGGTGGCGCTGGGCCGGGTTGCCGTGGTCACGTCGGCGGCTGAGCTGGCGCAAGACGACGAAACACCACGCAAAAAGCGAGCGTACAAGCGCCGCGACATGCAAGCCGAATAACTGCGAGGCGCGCAAATGAGGTTGCCATTTTTCGGGCGCAAGGCCAGAACCGAAGTCGCCGCCGGGCAGGCCCAGGAAAAGGCGCTGCGCCCCGCCGACAATCGCGGCACCGGATGGCTCGGGGTGATCCGTGAGTCATTCACCGGCGCATGGCAAGCAAACGTCGAGATTCACCAGGACACGGTTCTGGCTTTTTCGACGGTGTTTTCGTGCGTCACGCTCATTGCATCCGACATCGCGAAAATGCGGGTCAAGCTGGTGGAACTGACGGGCGATGGGATCTGGAAGGAAACCCAAAGCGCGGCGTTTACCCCAGTCCTGCGCAAGCCTAACCACTTCCAGAACCGGATTCAGTTCTATGAATCCTGGGCTTTGTCCAAGCTGACCACGGGCAATACCTACGCGCTCAAACAGCGCGATGCGCGCGGCGTTGTGGTGAAGCTGTACATCCTGGACCCGCGCCGCGTCACGCCCCTGGTGGGCGACGACGGGAGCGTGTTCTACGACTTGAAGGCCGACAATATTTCCATGCTCCAGGAGGGCGTGGTGGTGCCGGCCAGTGAAATCATCCATGACCGGATGAACTGCCTTTTCCATCCCCTGGTCGGGATTTCGCCAATCTATGCATGCGGCCTGGCCGCGATGCAGGGGCATGAAATCCAGAGTAATTCGGCCCGCTTTTTCCGCAACGGATCGAAGCCGGGCGGTGTGCTGACCGCACCAGGAGCGATTGGTGAGGACACGGCCAAGCGCCTGAAAGAACACTGGGACCAGAATTTTTCGGGTGAAAACTCGGGCAAGGTCGCGGTGCTGGGTGACGGCCTGACCTATGAGGGCATGGCGCTGTCGGCGGCCGACTCGCAGCTCATCGAGCAATTGAAGTGGTCGGCGGAAACGGTCTGTTCCGTGTTCCATATGCCCGGCTACAAGGTTGGCGTAGGCACGTCCCCGACCTACAACAACGCCGAAATCTTGAACCAGGTGTATTACTCCGACTGCCTGCAATCGCTGATTGAGGCCCTGGAGCTGTGCCTGGACGAAGGCCTGGAGCTGCCGACGCCCTACGGCACCGAGTTTGACCTGGACGGCCTGTTACGGATGGATACCGGCGCGCTGTACAAGGCGAATAACGACGCAATCGGCGGCGGCTGGATGGCGCCGAACGAAGGCCGGAAACGGGCAGGGCTGGCGCCTGTTCCTGGTGGTGACTCGCCGTTCATGCAGCAACAGCAATTCAGCCTTGAGGCGCTGGCGAAGCGGGATCAAGACGACCCATTCAGCAAGCCGGCCGCGCCATCGGCGCCGGCCGCCGGCGACACGCCCGCCGATACCGCCGATGACGAAACGCCCGAACCTTCCCGGGATGATGAAGAAGACCAGGTGCGCTTGTTCGCGCTCCTGGTTGAAAAGGAGCTGACCCTTGAAACTTCGTGAGCTTGAGGCCCAGGCCAAGGCCCTGGCGCCTGTACTGAAAGGGTTTGTCGAGCGTGCCCTGGGCGTGTTCCGCGACGACCTGGCCAAAGACCAGGCCGAACGTGACGCGGCGTTGCGAGAGGAATTCGCCAAGGGCCTGGAGCAAGTCCAGCGGGTTGACCCTGCGGCGCTCGCCCAGGAAGCGGCCGCCCTGGTGCCGGTACCGGAGAACGGCAAGGATGCCGACCCCGAAGCCATGCGCCAGGCCGTCGCGGATGAAGTGGCCAAGCTGCCGCCGCCCAAGGATGGCGAGTCGGTCACGGTTGAAGACGTGGCGCCGATGATCCAGGAGCAGGTCCAGAAGGCGGTCGCCGCGCTGCCGCCCGCTGAGCCTGGCGCGAGCGTGACGGCCGAGGACTTGCGCCCGCTGATAGCCCAGGAGCTGGCCAAGGCCTTGGAAGGCCTGGAGCTGCCCAAGGATGGCGAGCCGGGCCGCGATGCGCTCCAGCTTGAAATCATGCCGGAAATCGACCCGTCGAAATCCTTTGTCCGTGGCACGTTCGCGAAGCACGCCGGCGGCCTGTGGCGCGCCTTCGAGCGCACCCACGGGATGAAAGGCTGGGAGTGCATCGTGGAAGGCCTGGCGGGCGTCGAGGTCGAGCAAAGCGGCGAGCGGGGCCTGGACGTGTCACTAACGCTGTCGAGCGGTGCCCAGGTGCGAAAGGCGCTGGCGCTGCCGGTGATGATCTATCGCGGCGTGTTCACTCCTGGCGACTACACGCCGGGCGACACCGTGACCTGGGGCGGGAGCCTGTGGCACTGCGACGAAGCCACCGCCGACAAGCCGGGCGAGCTGGGCAGCAAGGGATGGACCCTGGCAGCCAAGCGCGGCCGCGACGGCAAGCCCGGGACGAATGGGCGTGATCTGACCAAAGGAGTAGCCGCCCTATGATGTACATCACGCTTGACCAGGGTAAAGCGCACCTGCGGATTGACGACGACGCCGACGACACCGACCTGGAAGACAAAATTCAGGAGGCAAGCGACCTGGTGCGCGGCTATTTGAAATCGTCCGCCGACGCTTACCTGGACGACGACGGCGAGGTGGTGCCCAACCTGGTTCCGTATGCGGTCAAGGCCGCCACGAAACTGATGCTGGGCTATCTGTACCTGCAACGCGACGGGGATCAAAGCCGCGAATTCGAACCGGGCTATTTGCCGCGCCCAGTAACGGCGCTGCTGTACCCGCTGCGCGACCCGGCGCTGGCGTGAGTATCCAAGCGGGCAGGCTCCGCCATCACGTCACCTTCGAACAGCGCGGGTTTAGTCAAAACCCTGACACGGGCGAAATGCTCCCTGGTGAATGGGCTCAGGCTTTCAAAGCCTGGGCGGCAGTAGAGCCGATGTCTACCCGAGAAGTCATCGCCGCGCGCGAGCGCAGCAGTGCCGCAAGTCATCGGATCGTAATCCGGTACCGGGCTGGGGTAGATGCGCAAATGCGCGTTGTGTACCGGGGCGTGGTGTACGAAATCATCGGTGATCCGCTGCCCGACAAGGAATCAGGCAGGGAGTATCTAACCATCATGGCGTCAACAGGACTCACAAATGGCTGATTTCGTCACCTACCAACTGAAAGGCACTGAGACGCTATCGGCCAGGTTCCGCCAGTTCAGTCAGGACATGCGCGAAAAGGTGGCCAGGCCCGCCGCTAAGGAAGCAATGGGCCTTGTCCTGGATGACGCCAAGGACAGGGCATTGCGGATCGATGACCCCGAAACCAGGAACGTCATCGCGAAGAACATCGGCATGGTTGAGCGCAAGGACGAAGGCGCCGAACTGGGGGCAGTGATCTTTTCTGTGGGCGTGCGCAATACACGCGCCCGGCAGCGCGGCGGCGCGACGTTTTACTGGCATATGGTCGAGCTGGGCACCGAGCATTCACGCGCCCGGCCGTTCCTGCGGCCCGCGCTTTCGAACAACCGGGAAGCTGTGTTCAAGGCATTTATCGGCGCTGCCAAGGCCGAGTTGCTGACGCTGGGGGTTTCCTGATGGCAGTGATTTTCAAACTGTGCGCCGCTTCGGCGTCGGTAACCGACCTGCTGGGCGTTTCTCCGACCAGGCTGTTTCCATTCGGCGAAGCCCCGCCAAACGTGGCAAAGCCATATGCCGTGTGGCAGGTGATCGGCGGGTCACCCATCAACGTGATCGACGGCCCGCCCAATGCTGACCGCACCAGGATTCAGGTTGATATCTACGGCGAAACCGGGGAATCGGTCGCCGCTGTGGCCGCCGCAATCCGGTCTGTGATCGCTCGCCGCGCCTACGTGACGGGGTTCAACGTCGACGGCCGCGACCCCGACACCAAAAGCTACCGAAAAAGCTTCGATGTCGACTGGATAGTCGACCTGTAGCCCGCCGGTTTTCCCCTTTGCCCGCCCTGTGCGGGCTTTTTTTTATCTGCGGTTGAGGAAACTATGAAGACTCAAGGCACCGACCTTTACGCCATTGACCCGGCCAACAACACGCTATTGACCGTGGGTTGCTTCACGTCGCTGGATGGCATCGACACCAGTATCGATCAGATCGAAACCACCTGCCTGAACTCCAAGGCCCGCGAGTATGAGGCAGGGCTGGCCACCCCGGGCTCCGCCACTTTCGGTATCAACGTCGAGCCCTCTAACGCCGACCATGTTCGGCTGCATCAGCTCAAAACCGCCGGCACCAAACTGCGCTGGGCAGTAGGCTGGGGCGATGGTCTGGACGCCAACGGCGACGGCATTCCGCCAACCGTCGAAACCGAGGAAGATGCCGGCGACGATGCGCCCGACTTTGTTCTGCCTGAAACCCGCACCTGGTTGACCTTCGAAGGCTACATGAACGCCTTCCCGTTCGCCTTCGCGCTGAACGATGTTGTGAAATCCACCGTCGGCATCCAGGTATCGGGCGAAATCACCTGGGTGCCGAAAGTATCTGGCACTACGTCAGGCGGCACTGACGATGGCGGCAGTGGTTCGGGTGGCGGTGGGGAGTAATAGCCAATGACCCTGACTATCGAAGCCCTGCGCGCGTCCGGTGCGTTTGTCGGCGCACCTGTCGCCCAGGATGTGACCTGGCACGCGAACGGCAAACCGGTGACGATGACTTTCTACGTTCGCCCGGAATCATTCCATACGATCACCAGCAAATGGGAAAGCAGCGCCCAGGGCGCCGATGCGGTGGTATCGCGCCTGGTGGCTTGTATCGTCACCGAGGATGGCCAGCCACTGTTCACGCCGGCCGACATTGTGGGCGATCCGTCCACCGACCACGGCCCGTTGTCTGCTGAGCTGACCGTAGCGCTGCTGGCCGCCATTCACCGCGCCAACGGCCTGGGTGAAAACAAGGATGACGGTAAAAAAAAATCGCGCCGGAAGAAGAATTCTGGCACGACCTAGTGCTGCACGGCATCGGCGGCCGAACGGTTGCCGAAGCCAAAATGCGCATGAGCTACGCCGAGGCCAGAGACTGGATGGCCTACATCCGCCAGAACGGGCCGCTAAACACCGGCCTGCGTCTGGAGTTCGGCGTGGCCCAGCTCCTGCACGCCATGTACCGCCTGATGGGTAACGATGTGCGACTGGCTGACTTCCTGCCCGACCGGGTGCAAGAGGATGAACCGGTGGCCACGATCCAGGATGTTATGGCCATTCTCAACCGCGCCCGCCGCTGATCGGCAGAGACAACTACGAGCCCGCCCAGTGCGGGCTTTTTTGCGCCTGGAGGTACAACGATGGCAGCGGAAAGCCTGGGCTCCGCCACGGTAGACCTGATCGCCAACACCGGCGGTTTTGAGCGGGGAATGGATCGGGCCGAACGGCGAATGCGATCCGCAACAAAAGAAGCGGCATTCCAGGGAAGCCAGCTGGAGAAACTGCTGGGCCAGATCGACCCGGTGGTCGCCGGCCTCGGTCGGCTCGACAAGATGGAGGAACAGCTGCGCCAGCATCGGGCGGCGAATCGTATCGATGATGACGCGCTGACCGAATACCTGGACAAGCTGACCCAGCAGCGAAACGCGCTCACGCGGGTGGATGATGCTTTCGGCAAAGGTGCGACCAGCGCGAAAGGCTACAACGCAGCGCTGCGCACGCTGCCCGCCCAGTTCACTGACATTGCAACCAGCATTCAGGGTGGCCAAGACCTGCTGACCGTGTTCCTGCAACAGGGCGGCCAGATCAAGGATTCATTCGGCGGCATCGGGCCGGCGCTTGGGGCCGTGGGCCGCTACATTGCTGGCCTGATTACGCCGATCACCGCTACCGGCGCGGCGATTGCCGGCCTGGCGGCAGTCTATTTCGACGCTGAAAGCGACATTTCGGCGTTTGACCAGGCTTTGAGCGACGGCAACCATACGCTGGGCCTGACCTCTGATCAGCTCCGAACGATGTCCGGGCAGGTCGGTGCGGCCGTTGGGGATTACGGCGACGCCCAGCAGGCCATTATTGCGCTGGCACAGTCGGGCAAGGTAGGTGCAACGCAGATCCAGAACCTGGGGTCGGCGATCACCGCGGTTACCCAGTATTCCGGTCGAAGCGTTGACGATATTTCGAAGGCGTTTATCGACTTCGGCGACAACGCCACCCAGGCCGCGCAGAAAGCCAGCGAACAGTTCGGGCTGCTGACGGCCGAACAGTACGACGTGATCAAGGCGCTGGACGACCAGGGCGACCATCAGAAAGCGCTGGACACGCTCTCCGAGGATTTGAACGCCAACGCGCTCAAGCGCCTGAGCGATTACAAGGAATCGATCGGCGGGATTGAAGGCGCCTGGGATAGCGTCAAGGAAGCAATCGCTGGCGCCTACAACGGGCTCAAGCAAGCGATTGACCCCGGGATCGACAAGCAGATCAGCGACCTGCAAGAGATCATCAATAACCGGCAGAACGGCGTTTCCCTCAAAAACATTTTCAGCGCCAACCTGGGCAACGATAACGTTTCGACGGCGACGTACAAGGCCCAGCTTGACGCCCTGATCAAGCAGCGCGCCCAAACCCAGGCGAACACCCAGGCGCAAGACGACCTGAACAAGGCGAACCAGGAGTACATCAAGTATTCAGGGATCCTTGAGAAAGGGCTGTCCGACACGTCGCCCGAGGAAAAGAAAAAGAATGCGCTGAAAGAGCTTCACGACCAGTATTTCAGCCTTTATTCAGCGGCCGGCCGCGCGAACAAGGACAGCCCGCTATTGGCCGGGGTGGAGTACGACGGCCAGAATTTTTCCGGGGGCAGCTATGACGCCCGCCTCAAGAAAATTAACGATGACTATGCCAAGGCCACGAAGCAGCCGGCTTACCGCGACGATGCAGCGACCAGGATGCTGGAAACGCTGAAACAGCAGAACGCCGAGCTACAGGCCCAGGCCGCGCTGATCGGCAACCAGGATGGGCAAGCCGCCGCGCTGGGCGACAAGGCAAAAGCGCTGGTGGCCTGGGAGCAGCAGCTGGCCGACATCAAGTCGAAACAGACGCTGACCGCTGACCAGAAATCGCTCCTGGCCAACCAGGACAAGATCACCGCCCAGCTCAAATCAAACGCCGAGCTGGAAAAGGAAATTCAGCTCAAAAAGGAATCGGCGGCCGAATCGGCCAAGCTCAAGGCGTTTCAAGGCAATCTGGATGCGCAGCTTTCGACGGCGCAAACGGGGCTGAACCAGAACCTGGTCGGCCTCGGAATGGGCAGCGTAGCGGCGCAGCGCGCCCAGGAGCAGGCCCGGATCGCACAGTCCTACCAGTCCCAACAGGATCGGCTGACCAGCGATTACAACAAGATCCAGAACCCGACCCAGGCTGACAAAGATCTGTACCGCGACGAAACCGCCGCATTGAATGATGCGCTGGCCCAGCGCCTGGGTATGCAGCAGAAGTATTACGCCGACGTTGACGCGGCGCAGGCCGATTGGACGCTGGGCGCGAAGGCCGCTTACCAGGATTATTTGCAGAGCGCGGCCGATGTCGCCAGCCAGTCGAAATCGCTATTCAGCGATGCTTTCACTGGCATGGAGGATGCCATTGTCCAGTTCGCCAAAACCGGCAAGCTAAGTTTCTCCAGCTTTGCAGAATCGGTGATCGAGGATATGGCACGTATCGCCGCCCGGCAGGCTTCGTCCAGCATTCTGAGTTCCGTGGTTAGCCTCGGTTCGACCGCGCTTTCAAGCTATTTTGGCGGTGGGGCCACGCCCGGGTCATCTGCCGCTGACTATTCCCCGGACATCATCAACAACTGGGCCAACAGCCTGGGCGCCCGCGCCACTGGCGGCCTGGTGTCGCCGAACTCCATGTACCAGGTCAACGAGCGCGGCCCCGAGCTGTACAACCAGGACGGCCGTAGTTACCTGATGACCGGATCGAATGGCGGGAGCGTCACGCCAGTTTCGACCGCAAGCGGTGGCGCTGGCTCCGGCGGTGGCGCGGGTGGCGGTGGCGTCGTGGTCAACATCGCTATCACCGGCGATGGAGGGGCCAAAGCTGACAGTTCGGCGGATGGGTACAAATCGTTCGGGGATGACATCGGCCGCTATGTTGACGCCCGGTACAAGCAACTGGAGGCCAAGTCCCTGAGCCCCCAAGGGAACATCCGCAAAGCAATCAACGGGAGGGCCTGATGGCCAACACGTTTACCTGGTGCCCGTACATCGAACCGACCGGCACCGGGACATTTCGCGTTCGGTCGGCCCAGTTCGGGAATGGCTATCGCCAGGTGGCCGGCGACGGGATCAACAACGAAACCCAAAGCTGGCCACTGACGTTCCGGGGGTCAGAATCTGACATTACGGAAATCCTTAGCTTCCTGCGGGAAGCGAAGGGGGCCACGCCGTTCAACTGGACCCCGCCGCTTGGCGAGCCCGGGCTGTACACCTGCGCCACCTGGAGCCTGACCCCTCACGGCGCGGGAATCTACACCCTGACCGCAACTTTCGAACAATATTTCGGGGTGGCTTGATGGCCGAGAGCATCTATGAAGACATTCAGCGGCTGGCGCCAGGAGATTACGTCGAGCTATTCACGCTCGACCTGACCGCCCTTGGCGGCGATCTGTACCGCTTCCATGGATACACCCAGGTAGGGCCGATCTACTGGCAGGGCGAGGAATATTCGCCCTGGCCGATCAAGGTCGAGGGCATGGGCATGACCGGCGAAGGGCAGCAGAACAACCCGACGCTAACCGTCGGCAACGTGACCGGGTTTATCACCGCCCTTTGCTTCACATACCAGGATCTTGTCGACGGCAGCATTACGCGCCAGCGGACGCTGGGGCGCTACCTGGACGCGCGCAATTTCGCAGAGGGCAACCCCGAGGCCGACCCCGACGAATATTTCGCGCCTGACCTGTACACCATCGATCAGAAACAGTCGGCCGATCCCGAGCTGGTGGCCTTCGTTTTGAAGTCGCCGCTGATCGCCACCGACCGAAAGCTGCCTGGCCGGCAGATCGTTGCCAACTGCTGCCAGTGGCTGACTATCGGAGGGTATCGTGGTCCGTATTGTGGGTACACGGGGAACGGCTATTTCACCGACAAGGATGTCGCCACCGACGACCCGGCCCTGGATCAGTGTTCCGGCACCCTTACCGGCTGCAAGCTCCGGTTTGGCGAGAACAACCAACTCCGTTACGGCAGCTTCCCAACCGCCGGCTATTGAGGCGCTTCGCGCCGAGGTTCCCCAATGAAAATTTCCAAAGGCGTCATTGACGCCGCGTATGCGCACGCCCGCGAAAAGGCGCCCGAGGAATGCTGCGGCCTGGTGGTGAAGACTGGTCGCCGGCTCCAGTATCTGGCGCTGACCAACACGGCCGCCAACCCCCTGGAGGATTTCCGAATCTCCGCCGAAGCCTGGGCCGACGCGGAGGACCAGGGAGAGGTGGTGGCGGTGGTGCATAGCCACCCCGGGCAGCCCGCGCGCCTGAGTGGCGCCGACCGCGTTTCGATGGAGGCTACAGGCTTGCCGTGGCTGATTGTCGAGGTTCGCCAGGGTGAGCCAGTCGCGCATCTGGTGCACCTCCCAACCGGATACCAGGCGCCGCTGGTAGGCCGTCCGTTTCACCACGGCGTGCTCGATTGTTACACCCTCGTGCGTGACTTCTATCAGCGAGAGCTGGGCATCGTCCTGGACGACTTCGCCCGGGATGATGGCTGGTGGGAGAAAGGCCTGGACTTGTACGCCGAGAACTTCGCCCGTGCCGGCTTCTATGCCGTCGACCCGTCCGACCTGCGCCAGGGTGACATGGTTGTCATGCAGGTGCGGGCCCCGGTGGCGAACCATGCCGGCGTGTTCCTGGCTGATGGACGCTTGAAGACTGAGCCCGGTTTGCACCCGGTGCCGGGCGGCATCCTGCACCACCTCTACGGCCGCGATTCGAAGCGGGATATTTTCGGCGGCTTCTGGCGCGAGTCGGCCCGCTACTACATGCGACACAAGGATTCACCACATGGCTGAGCGCATCCGCACTGTGCGGCTCTACGGAAAGCTTGGCGCGCGTTTCGGACGGGTCCACCACCTGGCGGTAAATTCCGCCGCCGAGGCCGTGCGCGCCCTGGGCGTGCTCCACAAAGGCTTCACCCAGTTTCTGGCCGAAGCAAAGGACATGGGCCTTGCCTTCGTCATTTTCTACGGCAAGCGAAACCTTGCCCAGGAACAGCTCGGTGATCCGCCAAGTTCGAATGATATCCGTATCGCCCCGGTAGTCACTGGCCGGAAAAGTGGCGGGTTGCAGGTGGTTCTCGGCATCGCGCTGATCGCTGTCGCGACTATCGCCACGGCCGGCGTTGCGGGGCTGGCCTCCGCTTCTGCCTGGGCCGCGGCAATCGGCGGGACTGGGTGGGGGGTTGTCGGTTCTATCGGCCTGTCGCTGGCGCTGGGTGGCGTGGCATCACTTATCGCTGGTACTCCGCAAGGGCTGTCCAGCTCGGAAAGCACCAGCAATACGCCCAGCTACAACTTTTCCGGCATCAAGAACACCACCGCCCAGGGCGGCCCGGTACCGCTTTGCTACGGCGAAATGACGGTCGGGTCGGCCATGATTTCCTTGGGGATTCGGGCCGAAGATCAGCAGTAGAGGGATGCAATGACTTCACATGCAATCCAGGGCGCAAAAGGCGGCTCGAAGCCGCATACGCCTTACGAAACGCCCGACAGCCTAATCAATACCAGCTATGCGAATCTCCTGGATGCGATCAGTGAGGGGCCGATTGTGGGCTTGGTCAACGGCGCCCAGTCGATCTACCTGGACCAGACGCCGCTGGCGAACGCCGACGGCAGCTTGAATTTCAGCGGTGTGACTTGGGAGCAGCGCACGGGCGAGGCCGATCAGGATTACATCACCGGCTTTCCGGCGGTCGAGACTGAACACTCTGTCGGTGTAGAGCTGAAAGCGGACCAGCCGTGGACACAGGCAATCAACAACCTTGAGTTGTCCGGGGTTCGCCTCCAGCTCGGCGTTTCCACGCTCTACCAGCAACAGAGCAACGGCGACACCAACGGGTACACCGTCAATTACGTCATTGAGCTTTCGACTGATGGTGGTGATTTTGTTCAGGTGCTGGCGTCGGCTTTCAGCGGCAAAACCACCACTGGCTACCAGCGCTCCCACCGGGTCGATCTGCCGGCCGCGACCGAAGGTTGGACAATCCGCGTTCGGCGTACCACTCCCGACGCGACCCAAAGCACGACCCAGGCCAACACCTCGGTTGCGAGCTACACCGAGGTGATCGACGCCAAGTTGCAGTACCCCTACACGGCGTTGGTCGGCATCAAGATCGACGCCAGCCAATTCTCGAACATCCCGGAGCGGGCATTCAGGATTCGCGGTCGAATCGTCCAGGTGCCGAGCAACTACGACGCGGCGACCCGGACTTACACCGGTTCCTGGGACGGCACTTTTAAGCTGTCCTGGACGGACTGCCCGCCCTGGATCTATCGCGACATCATCGTCAATGACCGTTATGGCCTGGGCCGCTATATCAGCGACAACCAGGTCGACAAGTGGGAGCTGTATTCCATCGCGCAATACTGCGACGAGATGGTCAGCGACGGGAAGGGCGGCCAGGAGCCGCGATTTGCCTGCAACGTCTATCTCCAGACGCGCGCGGACGCGCTCCAGGTGCTCCAGGATCTGGCGAGCGTATTCCGGGGGATGTCCTACTACGCCGCCAGCCAAGTTATCGCATCGGCTGATATGCCTAGCGATCCGGTTTACACCTACACCAACTCCAACGTAATTGACGGCCGGTTTTCGCGGGCCGGTTCTTCTGGCTCGACCCGCTACAGCGTGGCCAAGGTTAGCTGGACCAATCGCGAGAACTTCGGTGAACAGAAAGTCGAGTATGTGCCCAGCCGCGAGGCCATCGCGCGTTATGGCATCCGGGAAACCGAGGTAAACGCTTTCGGCTGCTGTTCGCAGGGCCAGGCCCAGCGCATGGGCCATTACATCCTGCTGACGAACCAGCTCGAAACGGAAACAGTCAGTTTCAGCGTGGGCCTGGACGGCACCCTGGTGCGCCCTGGTTCGATCATTCGGGTGGCTGACCAGAACTATGCGGGCAAGCCCATTGGCGGCCGATTGAAGGCGGCCACAAGCGACACGGTAACCGTCGATGATGACCTGACCGTCGCGGCTGGGGATACGCTGGTTGTGATCCAGCCGAATGGCGTTGCTCAAACACGCGTGATTGAGTCCGTCGCCGGCCGGGTGATCACTGTCACGGAAAGTTTCGACGCGGCGCCGATTCCCGAATCGATCTACGCGGTGGAAACGGCCGAGGTAGTGGCGGAAACCTACCGCGTTCTGACCGTCACCGAGAATTTCGGTGACGACAAGCTGCAATATGACGTGGTGGCGATCCAGTACAACAGCAGCAAGTTTGCCGCCATCGATTCAGGCGCACAGATCGTTACGCCGCCGACCACGGCCTTGCCGGCTGCCGTCCAGGCACCGCCTACCAATGTTGAACTGACGACGTTTGACGCTGTGCAGCAGGGCCTGACCGTGGCCACGATGCGGATCACCTGGACGCCGCCGAAGGGAGCGCAGAGTTACAACGTGTGGTGGAAGCGTGACAGCGGCGACTGGATCTACGCAGGCGTCGCCTACACGGCAGCGATTGAGGTTTTGGGCATTTACAGCGGTGTGTATACCGCCCGCGTCGCAGCAATAGGCGTGGGAAACGCCACTTCGATTTGGGCCACTTCTGAGGCCACCCAGCTCTACGGCAAAACCGGGTCGCCGCCGGTGCTGGCCAGCTTCACCACCGCGTCCGAGCTGTTCGGCATTCGAATGAACTGGGAGTTTCCCGAAGGCGCCGAGGATACGTTTTGCACCGAGGTGCAGCAGTCGGAGTTTGCCAGCGGCGAAAGCCCGACCCAGCTTTCGCTGGTCTCCTACCCGGGCAAGACGTACCTCAAAAGCGGCATGGCGGCGGGCGTCACGGGGTATTTCAGGGCGCGGCTGATGGACCGCACCGGCAACACCGGGGAATGGACGGATTGGGTATTCGGCCAGTCCAGCGCCGACGCCGACGCAATCTTGGACTACATCACCGGGCAAATCACCGAGAGCCAGCTGGGGCAGGATCTGCTGTCCGAAATCGACAAGATCAGCGGCGACGGCGAAGGATCGGTGAATGAACGGCTCGACGGCATAGATAAAGCACTCCAGGATCAAATCAGCGCAATGCAATCCCAGCTCGATGATGTGCTGGGCACGCCCGATTGGGATTCAGGCCAGGACTATCTGACCGGCTCCCTGGTCAAGGAAGACGGCAAGCTCTATCGGGCGATCCAGGACGTGCCGGCCGGCACCGCTGTAACCGATGCCAGTTACTGGGAATACATCGGCGACTATGAGTCGATTGGCGATACCGTGGCAGCGCTCGCCGTGCGCGTGGATTCGGTAGAAACCAGCGTCGAGGATATCGACGGCGAGCTGGCGGCGATGGCCACCAGGATGATCGGCGTGGAGGCCCAGGTGTTCCCGCATATGGCTGGCGATACGGGCTGGCTGGCGGGCGACGAAGGCGTCAATGCAACGGCATACACCGTTTACAGCGCCATCGCGGACGGCGATTCAGCGCTGAGCCAGCGGCTCGATTTGGTGGAGGCGTCCGTGGGCGACAACCTGGACGCCAAAATCCAGGAGGAAACCACCGCGCGGGTGGATGCCGACGAAGCGCTGGCCGAACAGATCACCACCGTGTCGGCGCGCTTCGATGACGCCGACGCGGCATTGCAGGAGGAAATCACCGCCCGAGCGAATGCTGACGAAGCGTTCACCGAGCAAATGACAACCCTGCAGAGCCAGATTGGCGACACCGTGGCCCAGGTCAGTGACACGGCCCAGGCGGTGATTGATCTAGAGGGCAACGTCTCGGCCACCCGCACCATCAAGGTGGGCGTAGACCAGAACGGGCAGTATTACGCCGCTGGCATGGGCATTGGCGTCGAGAACACCGAGGAAGGGATTCAGTCCATTGTGACGTTCCTGGCGGATCGCTTCGCGGTAATGAGCCAGGTAAACGGCACCCCTCAGACGATGTTCGACATCGAGGACGGACAGACGGTAATTCGGAGCGCATTCATCAGCCAGGCGCAGATCATGGAGTTGATTGTCTCGGGAGAATTGAAAAGCCCTGATTACGTCCAGGGCCAAACTGGGATCAGTATTAACTTTTTGACCGGAGAGCTTGAAATCAACAAATCGACCTCTACCGGCCGTACAACAATCAACGGCGGCGGTACCAAAGTCTGGTCGGGAAATATCGACGTGGTGACGCTCGGGGAGTTGAGCTGATGGCTGAGTACGGGCTCAGGATCAAGCATCCCGACACCGGCGCTGTGCTGCTGAACATTACGGATCGGATCACCAGGGTACTCGGAACTTTGAACACCGGCACCGCTAACGGGAGCTATTCCGTTGACTCGATGTTGGGAACAGCTTTTTTCAGCTGCTTGGTCGCGAACAGCTTCGATGCTCAGTCGGCCCAGCCCGATATCACGGTAAGCGGCAACACAGTGAGTTGGTCATTTGATGGCGCGGGTTTTTATACGAAAGTCCCCGTCACAATTCTCTACGGGGTTTACTGAATGGCTGAATATGGTCTAACGATCAAAAATTCCAGCGGATACGTTCAGATTGATGGCGAGTATTCTAACCTTGCTCTTGTTGAGTCTCTGACGCTGTCAGCGACAAGCCGGGGTGGGGGGCCTAACGGGTCAGTCTGGTATGTGACTCGCAGTTTCCCTAACTACGTGAGCCCGGTTGTCGCCATCTACGCAAACAATGGCGTAACGGTTTGCTATCAGGCGGCTCAGGTGAATGGAGTGTGGCAGTTCACGTTTTGGGCTACCACGCAAAATGCTTTCCAGGTCTATATGTTTGACCAGGCCGGCCGAGGAGCCCGGTTCGCCATTAATTACGGGCTTGTCGTCAAAAACAAGACAACTAATGCCGTGGTGTTCGATTCTCGAATGAAATACATGAGGGTCGTTGACTACATTGCCGCAAACCTTGGCGGTAATTACTTTGACAATATTTCTAAGGATTACACGGCTTATAAGAAGGTGGCTATCGTTCAAGGGGCTTTTTGGGCTACTTCTATCCAGGAAGTAATCCCGGATGATCCCACAGACCCGACAGCGATCACGCTGATTGAAGTTAGCGGCATGTTGAATCATTCCGTGAATGGGATCTCCATTCAAGTGATGGACACTTATTCAAACTCCAATCGATTGAGCCAGAATCCGCTCCCTAACTGGTACTGCAATAGCTACAGCTATTTGGTTCTAGATGTATCCGATTTCGACTAGGAGGCCATAGTGGCTCAACAAACAATCAACCTTGGTACCTCTCCTGGTGGCGCCGGTGGCGATGACGCGCGGACGGCCTTTGACAAGGTGAACGACAATTTCAACGAGCTTTACGACGGCGGTGTGAATCAGCCGGTAAGCGCCAAGCTGTCGGCCATTGCGGCGTCCGTCTGGGCTGCTAACACGGTTATGGTTGCCACTGGTGAAAACTCACTTTCGGTCCTGACCTATGCACAGTTCAAGACTGCGCTCGGACTTGAACAAGTTGGCAACACCAGTGACGCCGACAAGCCGGTATCCACTGCGCAGCAGGCTGCGTTGAATACGAAGCTTAACCTGTCTGGTGGAAAGATGACGGGTGCTATCAACGAAGCGACCATTGTTGCTCTAGCGTCTGCCGCAACAGTTGCTATCGGTGCAGCTGCTGCCAACACTGTGACGATTAGCGGTACCACTACTATCACAGCATTCGATGCGGCCACCACTGGCACCCGCCGAATGGTTCGGTTCATCGGTGCAATGACGCTCACGCATAGCAGCGCCTTGCAGCTACCCGGTGCAGCCAACATCGTTACGGCCTCGGGAGACATTGCGGAATTTGTAGCGTTCAGCTCTACGGCCTGGATTTGCACTCAATACTTGCCAATAAGTGGAGGGCCAGTACGAACCATTCCAGTTTCGCAGGGCGGCACTGGTGCAACTACTACCGCTGGTGCGCGTGCTAACCTAGGTCTTGGCACAGGTGCACTTCTCGACGCAACTACGTCAGTGGAAGATCCGACTGTAGGTCGATTGCTGCGGGTTAATGACTTCGGTTTGGGCGGAACTTTGCCATCCATAAATAGTGATGCCGACACTGTTGCCGTAAGTATCGACTACTGGACCGTTCCTGGTGTGACCGGCACACCAGCTAGCAACTACGGTTATTTGCAGCATCGTCAAAGCTCTGATGCACAGTACGCCACCCAAACATGGCAGCAGCTTGACCAATCAACGCAATGGCGAAGGACCAAAACTGCCGGTACATGGAGTGCATGGATTCAAGTTTTGGCAAACGACAAAATTGTTGGCGCGGTAGCTGGCGATGTTAACAGTTCTGCAATTTTTGAGTACGGCAATAATGCAAATGGCCGGTATATTCGTTATGCTGACGGAACGCAAATCTGTTGGACATGGTCCGTTACCACGCAGCAAGGTGTCGCGAACGGAAACGTGGACTATGCTTGGACATTCCCCATAAACTTCGTTGATGTTGGTTATGCCATTTCTGCGGGCGTGGTTCCTAATGGGTCGTGGGACCTATATGGGGTCGTTGGTTATTACGGCAAGTCGGCCAATAGTGTAAACGCGCGTATCCGTAACGGCGCAACCGCTCAAACATTTGGGGTTGATCTTATGGCTGTAGGTCGCTGGAAATAAAACATGAAAATCATTTTCTCCCCAGTTCGAATGGACGAACCGTTAATGCTTGACGTTGAGGGCGACGTGGTGCACGTCAACGGCGAGGCGTTCGATTTTTCGCCGCTAAGCGAAGGCGCCACGCTGCCGGCTGCCGCGATTTTGTCCGACTGGTTTCCTGGCTCGGCTGATCGTATCGACGGCGAACTGATTCTGACTCTCCGCCTGCCGCATGGGGCGAACGCCCCGGAAAGCACTAGGTTCCCCGAGCCGATGACCATTACCGAGGATGGCTCTGTGGACGTGCCAGCCTTCGACGCCGTTCCCGAGCAACCCCAGGAGGTCGCAGTCAATGACTAACATTGATTGGTCGCAGATGATCACCGCTGAAATGAAAGCCGCCGCCGCTGCCGCCCAGGTGCTGGCCGCCGCCCAGGCCGAGGCCGCCCGGTTACGCGCCGTGGCCGACGCTGCAATTGCCCCACTGCAAGATGCTGCCGACTTGGACATGGCCACCGACGACGACAAAGCCTCCCTCACAGCCTGGAAGCGGTACCGCGTTGAACTTAGCCGCGTGCCGAGCCAGGAGGGCTACCCGGCCAATATCGAATGGCCAACGGCACCGGCCTAATTCCGATACCGATCATCGCAACCCGCTTCGGCGGGTTTTTTATGCCTGGAGGAAAGATGACACAAGCAATTACCAGGGGTGTGCGCAACTGCAACCCCGGCAACGTCGACCACAACGCAAGCAACTTGTGGGTAGGTGAGCTGCCCGTGGACAAGGCCCTGGAGTCGCGGTTTTGCCGCTTCGACACCCCCGAAAACGGTATTCGATGCATCGGCAAAATCTTGATCAGCTATTACCACGGCCATGGCCTGAAAACGATTCGTCAGATCCTGACGCGCTATGCGCCCGGCCTGGAGAACGACACCGGCGCCTACATCCGGGCAGTTGCAGCCGAAACCGGTTTCGGTGCCGACCAGGAGCTGCCCACGGTAAAGGATCAGCGGATCATGGCTGCGCTGGTGCGCGCGATCATCCGTCACGAAAATGCGAACTATGAATACCCGGCCGACGTTCTGGCCGAAGGTATCCGCCGGGCGCTGACATGAACGCGCTACTGGAGCGCTACAGGGGCGCGCTGGCGGCCGTTGCCGGCCTGGCTCTGGTTGGCCTATTGGTCGGGTGTGGTTTTTGGCTGTACGGCGCAGGGAAGGGCGCAGAGGATCGCCGCTGGCGCGAGAAGTGGGCCAACCTGCAAGCGCAGCAAGCGCAGGCCCAGGCCGCCGACGAGCGCCAGCAGCGAGAGGAAGAACAAAGGCGCCAGGGCGCCGTCGATGAGGTGGGAGAGAATGCAAGGGAGCAAAACGCGGCTGTGGCCGCTGATGTGGCTGGCGCTGGCGCTGTCGATGACCGGGTGCGCGCAGCGGCCGACAATCAACTTGCCCGTGTCGGCGCAGCCTGCGGCGATCCCGGCGTTGCCCGCCGAGGCGAGGCAGCCACCCGCGCCGCCGGGGTGCTCTCCCACTTGCTCAAGCGGGCTGACGAAAGAGCGGGAGTCCTGGCTGCGGCTTATGACCGGGCCAGGGTAGCCGGCCTGGCGTGCGAAGCGGCCTATGACCAGGTGAGGGGAGTAGAGACGAAAAGGCCCGGCGTAATGGCCGGGCTTCAAGATCACTCGCGATAACGGCCTAGCTTGTGCCAGCGGATCAGCACTAGGTTCATTGCGACGGTGCCGACCGCTGACCGGTCATTGCCGGCTTTGATTCAGGTCTATACGATACTGTTCATCCGTACAGTATTAGGGGCGACTGATGTACTTCCTCCTGGTTCGCCGCAGAGAGCGCGGCATTGCCATCCCTATAGAAAAGCTTCGCAAGATTCAGCCGCTGCGCGCCGACGTACATATCGAGTACGGCAACAGCAAAGTGCTCGGCCGTCCATGCATAGAGGCTTGGGTTTTCAACCCTACCCCGAGCGGCGATGTAATCCCCCGGCTACATGACGCCTGTGTCAATGGCATGTCGCAGCTGGGGATGAATATCACTAGAGTGGAAGAGGTGGATGGCACCCTCTACGCACAGTCCTGGTGGTGTAGGAGGGAATGATGGTCGGGATACCGAAGGCATGGCTGGATGAACTGAACGACCAATTTGCTTTGATCGCTGATCCCGAAGGAAGGTCGGCCGTACTCGATGAGATGGCCTATGCTGCCCATCGAAGACAGGCCGTGACCGAAGCAGAGCTGGTCGAAATGCTGGAGCTTTCCGAGGCTGGGAAGACCTGGGCGCTAGTGGAATTCGGCACGTTCAGCCCTGCGCCGATAATGAATGATCAGGAAAAGGGAGGCTCTATCAGTGAATCGTGATTTGAAGCCCGGTGAATTCATCGCAGGCATTACCATGCCGCCAGCAATCCACGGACTTCTGCGAAAGCGAGTGATGGAAATCGAATGCTGTGACACAGCGGTTAACTGTCTGATCGCCCAGGCGCGGGCCGAAAGCCTAGTGGAAGGGCTCGAGGTGCTAAAAGCGTTGGAGGCCGACGCGATAGAGCGCCTGTATCTAGTGGTCGAGGAAGCCGCTCGCAAACGCCTGGACGAATTGAGGGCCAAATAATCCTAGCTAGCGCACGCCGGGGAGTGTGATCGGAAGGGGTGTTATGCATGATCGGCATGGGCGTCGAAAAAGGGCCTGGGACCAATCGGCGTACCAGGTGATGCGTTTCGGTGGGTAGCTATGTGTGGTTTCGCCCAATGATTACTACCCTAGAGCACCATGGGCTACCCATTGGATAGTGCATGGTGATATTAGCGGTGGAGATCAAGGAGCTTACCTATCAATAACTTACGTGGCTTCGTCGCAGCTACGGACCCATTCCGGACCACTCTGGAGCTTTGCAAGCTCCTGCCAGTCGTTGGACGAGTTGATCCAGCGCGCATGAGTCGACAAGAGCATCTGCACGCCATGCCCGAGCTGTTGGGCGATAAATGCGGGGTTGGGACCAGACATTGAGCGCATTGTCGCATAGGTGCGGCGGCAGTTATACGGGGGGGCGCTATCCGACGCCCCAAACCGTTGAGAATCGGGTGCCCCCGCGTGAGCAGGTCCTATGGCTGCTCGACGTGCATTCCATCCTGCCTAGGCAGGAAGCCGAACGGCGACTCGCTGAATTGCCCTTTGTTCCTGAACGAGCGCTGCATGGAAATGCCTGAGTCATAGCTTCGCCTCGCCGCCATTCGGCGGAACGGTTAGCATTGATGGAAAGAAGGCAGGCCATGAAGGTCTACCAGGCAGAAGCCTCGGACAGGCTCAAACCTTGCTGTGCATTGTGGGGGGCAGGACCATGCCGGAACGTGAAAGAAGGTACCGCGCATACACGTTGCTTCGCGAACTCGATTCGCTTGTTTCATCAACGATGAACCAGGTGGCCTATGGCCGTCTTGGTGGGCCGGACTGGCAAGCCATGTGCGAGGCGCACCGGGCTGCATTTAAACAGTGGATTGAATTTGCCGAGTCGCTACCGAGCGGAAGCGAAGCTGGCGAGGGCCGCGAAGTTTCACAAATGCCCTCCAGAACTTATACAAAATTATAGTTTTGTATCAGTTTTCGGGCCGCCTGTCGTTCAAGTATTGTTTTCGGTAAAGGGCACTTGAAAGTTATTTGATGCGCCTTACTTTGATCTTCCTATGGATCTTAAATACAAGATTGAAGGAGGGTCACATGCGAGTTCGTGGAAATGTGTTCTGGGATTGGGCAGACCCGACGCTGCACCACCGGACCCATGACGAAACGCTCGACGACGGCACGCACATTGATGTTCAGGTAAGGCTTTCAAGGACCGGTCAAACGCAGATGTTCATAGGCGTTTATGCACCTCAAGGCATGGCGGTTCACGAGGAGTCGTTCGCTGCCCGTCCAGGCGAATCGATGACCCGTGCGATGGCGTGGGGTGTAGGAAGGGCACGAAAAATCGCAGTCGAGGGCGTGCATGCAGTGATACCGACGGTGGCTGCGGGCTAAATAGCGTTAAGGGTTGGTCCGGACCACGGACCAACCCACCTCGTCCTCCAGCGCTTTCAATCTCCGTACCGCCGCTGCGCTTGCTTCGGGTAGCTCCTCCCTGTGGGCGGGAAACGGAACGCTTCTGCAAAGGCACCTGTCGTATCTCCATCAGAGGCGCATTCGAGGCGCCCAGTTGGAGAACGTGATGAGCCTTCAGTCCACCAGTCATGACCTTTACGTCCATTCCTACCTGGGCTACCAGGCATCCATATACGTACTGTGGGAGTCGAGTATCGAGTTCCCCACCGGAATGTTGGTTGAAGTAGGGAAACCAGGTGCAACGGCACGAACGCTGCGGGTGAGTCGGCCTTTTTCCTCTTCGACTGAAGCCATTCTGGAGGGGAAGGTCATGGCTGAACAGTACGTTCAAAGCCAAAGCGGCTGA